TTGTGATTCAAAGATGCTTGCATTGTTACCAAACTTATCAACCTCATCGTTGATTGTGATAGTTACGTTTAAGAATTTACCTGTACGGCCATCGATTAATTTTGTTTGATCGATTTTAGCCACGTTTAAAGATGCACTTAGAATAGTTGCCATTAGTTTAATTGTTGTTTACGAGTTGAAAATAATTTTATGATGTCTTGATTGCCTGCTATCTGATGCTTCTTGTCTGAGAATAGCTTTTCAAGTTCTTCTTGAGTATTTACTTGATTTATTGCAGTTGCCCAAGTGCTAAGATTTGCTAAAAATGGTGCGCTTCCGCCTGCTGCATCCGTGTCCTTGTCAGTCACTAAACCAAGCATTGAACTTAGTGCGTATCTGCGAAAGTAAGTTACACCGCTACCGTAGCTTTGGTACTCATTCATTGCCCCTAGCTTAACTAATGGAATCGTAGTTAAGCTTTCTAGTTGCTCGCCAGATTCAACGTGGAATAGGATAGTTCTTATGCCATCGTTTTCAAGTAGCTGAGTGAAGCAAAGCTTGTGCTTGTTTAGCAAAGGATTAATAACATTAAAAATTTGTGGAAGATCTGCATAAGTATAGTTGTGACCTTTCGTGTCTTTGTGAATAATCGGGCATTCATTTTGAAACTGGCTTAGAGCCTTGATTAAGTTTTTCATTGGAAATGATTTTTATTAGTTTAGAATTTTCCTTTTTACATTCGTGAGCAAGCAAATCTTTTGCCTCCCACAAGTCTGAATTATACGACCAAGTCATTGTATAGAATCCAGCTTTATCTTTAAACTGCGCTTTTAAAACTAGCATAATACAACTTGGAATTCTGTTTCGTATTGAGTAAAAGTAAACTTGATAAATCCAGTTTCTTCAAGCTTGCCTTCCGCTGATAGCGAAAGCGTTTTGGCTAATGCTGAATCGTAATATGCAAACATCGTTATGCTATTTTGCGATATTCCTACGTGAATACTCCAGAATTTTTTAGAGCTGATGCCAGTATCTGATAAAAGCATCTCGACTTTTTTAAATAAATCTTCCATTGGTTTAGATGTGTTGGATAAAGTAAATGATGTAGTAAGTAATGAACACGACTGCCGATACAAGAATAGCACCAGCTATGTCGTTTTTGTCAAGGTTTTTTAATGATTCTCTCATTGTTTTATGTAGTTTAGAAATAGCTCCGTTGCTATCGTGATTCAAATATCTATCTATTATTTGTAATAAAAAATCTTTTTTAATCTTTTTTTTTATTGATTATATATTAAAGCCACTTGCCTACAATTTGTTTACCGTAGGCTTTGTCGTAACCTTCATTGATCAATTTGTTTAATGTAATTAACGACAATGCTTTTAATTCTTTTTGTGTTTGCTTAATGCCATTTAGCTTGTTTAGCATATTTAGCTCTTTTTGTCTACTAAGCTTGGTTGCTTTTGATACGTCTATTTCCATTTTTTGGGTTGGTTTAGAATAGCTTCGTTGCTATTGTAATTCAAAGATACAAAAAACATTTGAAATAAAAAAATCTTTTTTAATCTTTTTTTATAAGGTAATAAAAAAGACTTGAAGCAATACCTCAAGCCTTTCGATTGTATGTTCTAAACCTACATTTATGAAAAAAATCATTAACCTCACAAAAGTAATTATAAATTTACTTTAGTTCCTATCATTCCAAGATAATTTATAGGCACTTGCGGATTCGTGTTAAAGCCAGTCTTGAGTGCAAAGTTAAATTTAAAGCGTTTTGTAAGCGCAAAATCAAACGATGCGCCAGTTAAAAAGCCTACATCATCCGAAATAATAAATAGCTTTTGATTGGTTAGATAGCCGGTTGATGATCCCGAAATGTAAACATCAGGCGATATAGTCAAACGCTTATTAACTTTAATTGGTATTGTATAAAATAGCAATATGTTATTAGATAAATTAAGCCCTACATCCGCACCTGCAACCGAGAAAGTATAGTTCGCACCTGATACCCCATATTTGCCCATAGGTAGGATATATGCAGCCGTGCCAAAGCCTAGCACACTTCCGCCTAAATAAACCCCTGTAAGGCCATAATTTGAAATTGATTGTAGCTTGCCTTCTACAAAGTTCATTTTCGTGTATCTGCCTGACAATGCAAACTGGTCAAACGTGCTCCATATCATAGAGCTAACACCCCACGAGCTATTGCCCATTAAACTAGACTGACTAAAACCAACGGAAGCAATGATCTGTAAAACATCAGTAGAAGGGGCAACCGTAAAATCAGATGAATAAATAATCGGATTAACTTTAGCTTGGCTCTTAGCCGAAGATTTCTTTTCAGATTTGCTTTCACTTTTCGATTCGCTCTTCTCTTCACTTTTAGACTCCGCCTTAGTTTCAGATGATTCAGTTTTAGTTTCACTTTTAGATTCGGCTTGTGGTGTAGAAGAAGATGAACTTGATGCAGGAGCAGATGCAGGTGCAGGTGCAGGCGGAGGCGGTGCTACCGATACGGATGCAGCGACTGCTGAGCTCGCCGCTTGACTTGTAGCCTGACTTGTTGCTTGTGATGTGGCTTGTGCAACCGCTTGTTGTACGGCATTAGTGACCGTTTGTTGGACTGCAACCTGCGCTTGTGGACACGGAAAGTTTACCGTTAAATTATTTATCCACGCTTGTAGTTCTCCCGATGTAATATCGTTAGCCGTTACCGTTCTAAACCTACCACGATAAATGATTGTTGTTCTACCGTTAGCGAGCGGAACGGTTACAACCGTTACCTGCCCAGAGCAAGGATCGATAAAGGTTTGAGTTAATACTTGAGCCGAAGCCGTAGCAGTTACAAATGTAAACAACACGGCAAGCCATTTCATTTGAATAGCTTTTTCTTAATCATTCGAACAATGATTTTAGCAGATGCGTTTTCTAATGCTTTCTTTGTGGTGCTTCCGATTGTTGATTGGTTGAATTTAATCTCTGCAAAGTTGCCATCGTTCATGAGCGTAGCCTCTCTTGTTGTCTTTGCTTCGCCTAGCCCTGAGCCTGTAAAGTATTCGCCTGTTTCAGCATTCACAAACTTAACCTGCAAGCCTAATCTTGTAACTACGGTTTGCTTTACTCCATCCTTAAAGCTGATTGATTCATCTTCGCTTACGCTAAAATCATAAACCTCAATATAAACAAAGTATTGTGCGAGCTTTATCTTGCCTCTCCCATCTAATTTGTTTTCTGTGATACCCGACTGGCTTGCTTGGAATTGCTTAACCATTCTATTCTTAATCTCTGCCTTATCTTCAGTAAATGTAAAGCGATTAGTTTCTTCTAGGAACTCAACAACAATGTTAGTTACACCAAGCCCGACACGCTTATCTTTTAGCTCTGGATAGGATGCGTACACTTCTTCACTTATACCAAGCGAGAGTAATTGAATAGGGATTTTAGGCCCATCATAATCCATTAAAGAATCGATGTTTATCTTCTTCTCAAAGGATGCCGTGTAGCTTTCAGTCTTTGTCGAAGCTATCTGCCCAAAGCAAGACAACGACAAGAGCAATAAGCAAATAGTCCATTTTACCATTGTGGAGCTTTCTCTAATTCTTCTTTAGCCGTTGGAGCTTTTGGTTTTTCTTTTGCTGGTTTTTCTACCACACGCTCAACAATCTTTGTGCCTCCGCCTGATGCTTGCTTTTGTTGCTGAGTATTGTTTGTTGTAATGTTAATAACAGGTGCAGGAGCTGACACCGATGCAGGTGCTGGGCTTGCCTCTTCTTCGCCTGTTAATTGTTTTGTAACAAATCCGCCTACACCTAGTGCGATTGTGCTTGCTAATCCGATAAGGATGCTCTTTAATGAGCCTCCGCCTTCTTGTTCTTCTGCCATTTTATTTGATGTTTATGGGTAATTTAGATGCGTTTCCGCTTATGTCTAGTAAAATTAAATCGTAAATGCCTGCTTCCGTTTTATCAAAACTAATTACAAGGTTAGATTCTTCAGCAGTTGCCGTAAATCCTTGCGCTTTTATAGGCTCAGATTGTCCTAGTTTAGACAATTGTAGAGAGTATTTAGCACCGATTGTTGTCTTTGCTTTAACGTGTGCCGTGTTATTTACTACCGAATAACCGATAATTGCATTCACTTGAGGGTTTTCTCCTAGTCCGATCGGCTCAATAACCACGATTTGTGGCTCAGTACAAGATGCAAACACCAGCAAAACCGTGAAGATTATTAAATTTCTCATTGAAATAAATTAATTCCTAGCAATCTAATTGATTCAGTATTAAGATTTATGCCTAATTGGTAGCCAGTTTTAGAGCTGGCATCCATAACTGGACTCACTTTAATAAACGTATTTAAGTCGTTTCCGTTATTAATTGAGCTAAACCTTAATTTAAAAGGTGTTAAAACCCCAGTAATAGGATTCTTAACATCCTTGTCAATCGATCCGAATTTAATCTTGCCCTCTTTGTTATTCACAAACGTGTACCAAGTGTTCGGCAATTCGTTTGTAAGGCTCTCAAATTTTAATTTGGTAGCATCATATTCAAACTCAAATTGAAGCGCAGAAACGGCAAGGGATTTAGTGTCAAGCGCAACAGGAACTTCAATGCTATTGCCTTGAATTACTTGGCTTTTAATGTTTACGTTTATTGATTGTATAGGTTGCTTAGTATTGATTAGCAAATTAGCTTGAGGCGAGCCTAGATTTTTACGTAAAGAAGGTACTGCGTTTGTTGCTATCTCACTTCCAATCATAACCTGCGATGAATGTGAACGGTTTATATCCCCTTCTAAAACGTATTTAAGTTTTAAAGGTAGGTTTTTCCCTATCTCTGATGTTTTAAAATAGACAACATTGTTTGCATCCTTCCAATTAGATGCGCTTAATTCGTTAAAAGTTGAATCAGTAAACGTTGCAACTGGTATATACATATCTGTGCTTGCTACATAATTAGAAGGTAGACTAACAATAGCATCAACTCCTACCGCTTGCGAGAATATCCTGACCACATCGCCCCCATCAAACTTTTTGTTTTTGTTAATATCCGATGCGTAATAGCCTGCGCCAGTTATAATTGATTGCCCTTTAAATGTGCCATCTAGGTTTTGACTATTAAACTCAGCTTGTGCGGTTGTATAATCTGACACCGTTACCGCTGCTGCGTGTAAATCTAGGTAACTATCAGCGTTTACACTATTATAAACCCTATAAACCGTGTTCGGTTTTAGCTGAGTTTGATCGATTGGAATTGTTCCATTACCTAAAGCATCCACTTTATACATTGTTTTTCTTAGCGTATCCTCAAACACTACACGATTGAGTGTAAGCGCATCAATGTTTGTGTTATTGTCTAACGTAGCCGTGACATATTTGGAAGCCGTAGGATCTAAAAGAATAACGTTAGTCAATGGAGTTGTCATTTCCGTTGAACCATTCGAGCCGTTTTGATTAAAGCTTGCTCCGAAGTTCATTAAGATTGGATTCCACGCAAAGCCTTGAGCGGTAGCTTTTAATCTAAAGCGCATTACTACTAATCTATCTTTGCCTAAACCGCCTTGCGTAACTGCCCAGTTTAGATAGTAACGCAGGATTGTTTTTGGGCCTCCTTGCGTAAAAGTATATTGAGCAAAGTTGTAGTTTGTGTTGCCGTTGATTGTACTGTTAGATGTGGTTTTATTAAATGAATAACCCGGATATAAGAAATGTGATTGGCTTACTTGTGAGCCTGCTGGAATAATACCACCGTTGCCCATTGTGCCAGTATGATTTATAGATACAAAATCAAATGCCGTGTTTTGAAATTCGAAATCAAAATACAAAGAGCGTGATGATGTATTACCATTGCCGTCCGCAAATACAACGACATCAAATAAATCGCCCTTATTAATTACATTGCCATTTACGTTTAGATTCGTTGAATCGTTTTGGAAATACAACTTTATGGTTTGGCTATTAGCTGAAAGGCTAATTAAGCAAAAGGCAAAGGCGAGAAGATTTTTCAAAGCAATTTATTGATTAAGGAGTTACACGATTTTTTTAAGGCACTTGAAAGATTTTGCTGATTAAATTGTCCGCCTTCATCAATTAGCAATGTAGACATAGATACCTCCTCTGCTTGCTCTTCTACTATTGCCTTGCTTACTACCTTACCCTTGTTGTATAACGTGCCTCTTAATCGAATTACAACCGCCTCAGTTGCACCGTGAAAGATAGATAGGTTAGCCTCACGCTTATAAACATCTAAATAAAGGATTTCTACCTTTAGCACCTTATCCGATCCATCGCCTAAATCGTAATCCTTTACGACAAGATATTCTTCTAATATGTTTTTAACTCCAAACGCTAGATTGCGATTACCTGCTAAAGCCCCTATCTGTACTTTGTTTTCAACTGGCGCAACCGTAATAGGCTCAGTTGGAAAAAAGTGCTTATAAATGAAATAAGTTTGTACCGTAAAACTCATGCCAATGATAAGAGAAACAATCTTGGCGGTAATTGCAAATGCGTTGTTCATCGTCCCTGACCTTTATAACGTTTTGGTTTCTGCTCGTATTTGGAAAAAGCTCTTTTAGCCTTTCCTTTTTTCTTAGATCCGAATGAAATTTTTTGGTTGCCATTACCTGCTTTTGCCTTTGCCATTATGCTAATAAATTATAGTATTCTTTAAAATGCTTTTGTCTGTCGGCAAGTCCAATTGTTCCGCCATTTACTCGCTTAGTTACTGCCGTTACTACATCCATCGATGCACCTCTATCGCAGATTGCCCATAGATTGTTACGCTTGAAGAAGAATGCAGCCGATGCTAATGGGTATTTAGTTGCTACTAAATCAGGATTAGCAAGAATATCTTCGCCTACGGTAGCATCAAATGCTTTGTAATTGTCCTTGCCTGTCAATTGAATATAGCCACGACCTCTAAATTTCCATCCTTCGCCTGATGCTTCATTGCCGTTACCCATTCTAGATGAATAAACACGGTTAGCAATCTTCTCAGGTTTGCGCTCGTATTGCATCGCCAAGTTTACATTTGTAAAATACTTGCGAAAAATACCTAGCAATCCTTTTGCTGAATAGTTTAGGTTTTCACTTACCGCTCTAAAGCCTCCTGATTCGTGTCCGCATTGAGCCAAGAAGTGAGCAAGGCGCAAAGAGGTTGTAATTCCAAACCTCGCTGCGGTGTCAGGTATTTGATTTATTACCGCTTGCGGAATATGTCCTACCAATCTATCTAATTTGAATCCGCTTGTAGGCACGATAGTTGGTTCTTGTTGAACGATAACTTGCGGAGTGGGTACTTGTGTCACTTCAGCAAATAACTTGCTCCACGTTGCATCGCCTACGATGCCATCAGGTGTTAAGCCGTGAGCTGATTGCCAGCCCTTAACTGCGGCCTCTGTCTTTGGGCCAAATTTACCTATCGGATCGACACCAAGTTTTACTTGAAGTTTAACGACATCATCCCCTGTTGATCCTACTCTTAAAAGCATATCTATTTTATTTTGTGATAATAGCCAAAGCCGTACAATGGTTGCCCATCTAAATCGACTTGAGCCTTGACATTAAGCAATGCGTCCTTCTTTGTCTTGTAAATGATTCCTGCCTCGATACCTCTGATTCCTATTGAGTTGCTCGTATTAATTCCACCACCCACAAACAAAGCTCGTGATGGCGGTAAATAGCGTGTGATAGTTTTTGTTTCTTTAATCTCAGGTATCTGATAGTTCTCACGAGTGCGCCTGCTTGTTAATTTATTATTTTGAATTGAATCTAAAACTGCAATGTATCCGTAATTGCCTACTCGTATTGTATCTGAATAAATAACCTTATTCATATACAACTGAAGCAAAGCCATGTATTGCCTTTTTAAATTAGCGTAGTTTGTGTCTGGTAGCATCTCAGGTTTAGATGCTACCTCGACAATAACCTCTTTTAATACAGGCACTTTCTTTACGATTATTGAATCGTATCTTTTCCAAGTTGTATCGTGTACAACGAGCGTATCGTTTGGCTTTGCCTCTCCTGCTTGCTTATGCTTTGTATAAGCATAGAAGATAGCAATCATACAACAAATGAAAAGGGCTATATTAACCTTCATCTTCAGGCAATGGAGCTAATCCACCTTGCAAGTTTTTTTCACGCTCTGCATCCGTTTTACGGTTTGCTACTTTCTCATAGCTTGCGATGCCAAAGCATCCAAATGTTAAGCCTGCAAATACCTCTAAGATAATTGGCTCGATAACAAATTGTTGTTGCTCTAACCCAGTCACAACATCAGCAATGCCGTAAACCATTAAGACACCGAACGATGCAAATCCTAGGATTGCTTTCTCGTTGATTTCATTGTCATCCTTGAAAATGTCTAAAAATGCCATAGTTATTCTTTTTTAAGTTTATGTAAAATTTGTGCTTTGGTAATAATTGGCAATTCGCCATCTTTTACAAAGTTTTTAAATGTTTCTTGATCGCTAGAATCTAAGTCAAGCACTTCGCCTTTGTTTAAAGCAACTGCCCAATCCCAAAATTTCAAAGCATCTCCTTTAGATTGTTGAACAAGATTTTGTGCAATTACTTTTCCAGCATTAATTGTTTGTCCTGTTTGATCCAATACTGCTAAACCATCAAGACCAAGTAAATCAAAGTTTAAATCAATTTTCATTTTGTTTTTTGTTTTTGTTTTTTGTGATATAAAATTAGTAAAAAATTATGATTGCCACGGCAATGGATAAGCCACAATCGGAGGATTCAAAAAGTTTTCAATTTGACTATCCAAATTCGCCTCGATTGATACGGTATCCAATGAATCTGATAACCAGCCTTCGACCATTTCTTTCGTAACCTCATCGTAAGGAGTGAAGCTCGCTTCGTGTGGAGCATCGACTAACATACTGCCGTAGGTGTCTGCCGTAAAATGAATTACATCTTCTTGATATTGTTTTTGTGCTCTCCAGTGAATTGCTATAATTACTTTTTCCATTCCATCTAATAATGGAAATGTATCTAATTGTGAGATAACCCAGTTGAATGCCATATTATTTGTTTTCTAAAGTTTCTATTTTTGCTTTTAATTCTTTTATAGCTTGAATCATTACCGGAACTATTTTAGAGTAATCCACTCCTTGCATTTCTTCACCATCTTTTGCGCCACTTACTGCGTAAGGTAAAACCTCAGCTAGTTCGTGAGCCAAAACTCCGTCCATTCGTTTATCTGAAGCTTTCCATTTATAATCATAAACTTTGATTTTATTTACAATATCTAATCCTTTAATTGATTTTATATCCTCTTTTAAACGATAATCTGAAGATGTAACATAATTTGTTGTTGAGCCATCTACAACTATATATCCAGCTTGTGTAGTAACACTTGTAAAAAATCTCATTGCAATAGCAATGCTTCCAGAATTTACGGTAACTATGTTTGTTCCTGTTGTGCTATTAACTTGTAAACCATTAGTATTTGCATTTGCCGTTGTTGCATTTATCAATAAATTTCCCCCGCTCGTGATTCGCATACGTTCGGTATTATTAGTTCCAAAGGCTAAATCTTTTACGCCTCTTGCATTTATTCCAAAATTTGTAGAACCTCCAGTACCAAAAATTTGGTTAAGTGTTCCAATATCTGCAATAATAGTTCCGCTAGTTGCCCAAGTTAAATAGCCTCCATTTGCGTTAGTCGAATTAAATCCTCCTACTACACTACTAGAAGTGTCAGCATATAATTGCGTTGCCCTAACACTACTCGAAAACGTGGCGGCTCCGGTGGGACTAAATCCTAAAATCTTTGAGTATGTACTTCCACTTTGAGTTGTTGATTGCTGAATTTGGAAATCTCCATAAACATTATAATCATTTGCTATCCTCCAAGTTCTTGAATCTGCTTGAGTAGATAAATAATCAAAATAAAAATATCCTTGACCGGGTGAACTAGCTGAAGGAATATGTATGTTACTCGAAAACGTGGCTGCGCCTGCATTTGTAATAGTTAATCTTGGAGTTATTGTGCCACTTGTTACGCTTGCTATCTCAAAATTAAAACCTGATGCAGGTGCTCCGTAAACTATCGTAGATTCTCCATTAGCTCCGCTTCTATTATAACCAAAAGACAAACCAGTCGAAGCAGGTGTTTGAAGATGAGCACTACCTTGAAAAACTGAATAACCAGTTCCAGTAAACGTAGCACTTGTACCGCTTAAAGCTCCAGTTAAAGTGCCTCCGCTTAAAGGTAGGTAAGAGGATAACTGAGAAGTTAAGGCAAGCGTTCCATCTGCGGAAGGCATTGTATAATTATAATTACCAGCGTATAGTAAACGAATTGCATTTGCGCCAGTGTAGAATCCAATAGCGGCAGTTTCAGCCCAAACACCAGTATACCCAGTATTATTGCTTAATTGAGCTATGTTTTTAATTTGTAAAGTATCGTCTAATTTAAATACATTAGACATTGTTTTAATTCCAGCTATAGTTTGATTTCCAGTCAATTTTACCACCGCAGAATCTAAAGCATAAACGCTAGAATCAACTGAGCCATCTGCTTTAAGAAACTGACTAGAAGTTCCACTAGTTTTTACAAAGCTATTAGCGGTTAAAGTAGAATTAAACGTTCCTGCTCCCGTATCGGTAAATGAAATAACGCTTGCTCCAGTCTTTTGAATTGTAAAAGGTGCAGAGGTTGATGCAGTTTCGTTATTAATTATAATTCCATAACCGCCTCCACTTGAATCAATCCTAAAAGCTCTGCCTGATAAATGCGTAACTAAAATAGCATCCGCAGTTGTATCGGAAGCTACCTCAATACCTACACCAGAATTATAGTTGTCAATAAATAAGCCTTTTCCACTTCCCAAAGTTGTAGCGTTAGAAATATAAATTGCTCTTCCCGAAGTATCATTATTAATATAAACAGAATCCCCAGTCGAAGCATTGCTTATATTAATAGCTGAACCAGTACTATTGTTTTGAACAAAAACAGAGGAAGCACTCGTAGAAGTGTTTATCGAATAAAAGCCTTGATCGCCACCAGTTGAAACGTTTGCAATTAAACCACCTGAGAAAGTTTTTAATCCCGTAATAGTTTGCGCTCCTGCTAATTTAACTACGGCAGAATCTAAAGCATAAGTGCTATTGTCATAGCTAATTGTCGTTCCCGATGCTTTAACAAATCCAGTACCGTTTAAATCATCTTGCTTGGCATTTAACGCATTTTGTAAATCAGTTTGATTAGATAGCGTTCCAGTTATTGCACCCCAAACCGCAGTAGAATCTGCAATCTCAACGTAAACCGAGCCAGACCAACGATAGATTTTATTCGTGTCTAATATAACATAAATCTTACCTATCTCGCCAGTCGCAGGAAGTGCGCTAAATGTAGCAACCTCAACTACATCATCAACGTATGAAGGCAATTCTGAAGCAGGAACTTTGCCACCTACTAAATTAGCCTTTAAAGCTAAAGCGTTATTAAGGTCAGTTTGATCGGCAAGCGTTCCAGTTATATCGCCCCATTCAACTCCAAAATTACTTGTCAAAGAATTGATATTAATTTCGACAACGGTAGGAGTTACGTTAAGTACTATATCCTCTCTGTTATCAATTATATTGACATCAATAATCTCATCGTTCGGTTGAGCCGTGATTTCAATTGTATTGGTAGTTTCGGTAACTATGATGTCTATAATATCTTCCATTCTAGCGAGTAACTTCTGGTGTAATGTTAAATCCTCCTTTTACATACGTTCTAACCTCGCCAGTAGACAAGGTAAATTGAATGTCATAAACGTAATTAAAGACTTCGATGTCTATAATTTGAGTGTTAATTTTAAATAATCCGCTTGCTGCGTTTGTAATTGTGATGCCTGCCGATGAAGCGGATGTTAAAGAAAGAGATGCAGTCGTGTCAGAGTATTGTTTTCTCAGTTGCATTCTGATTGTTGCCCCAGTTAAGTTGATAGCCGTGCCGTTTTTCTTTACTTCGAAAGCTACTTCACTAAATGTATCGCCTTTTGTATGCGTGAAATTAAGAGCCATTTTCTATTTTGTTAAGGTAAACCTTTAATTTTTTAACGTTTGTATCTTTAGTTGCATATTTGCCCCTAGAGATACCAGCCACCGAAGTCCGCTTGTTTGTCAGGGAACATATCTGCATTGCTATTCGTGTTATATTCTGGAAAACTTGACTGATTAAAACTCATATAATCAATGAATCTGCGAGTGTAATGCTCTGCGATTGAGCGCTCTTTTTCTACTAAGAAGTCTATCTCATCCTTCTCAACGTTTTGAGCGTTCTCAGATGAATGTTTAAACACTCCTTTGCCTCCAAATGTGTACGCACTAAACGGCATAAACTCAACCATTGACCAATGAATTACCATCGGTTTAATATAAGTATTTAAAAGTGTTGTGTATGGAGAAGCTAAATTACCTGCAACGATGCCATCATTGATTTTGTTAAATAACTTTGTGCCTAAATACCCTTGAATGTGAATATCTTGTGCCACTTTTACCCATTGAATAAAACGATCGGTGTCAATGTTACCGTTTAGAGCGGTAAATTTAACAATGTCATCACGGCTAATAAATAATGCTTGTGCCATTCTTTTAATTATTTGGGTAAAAATCCTTTATTCGGCATATTAATCGGTGCAGTATAAACCAATTTATTAACCGTTGGTAAAATCTCGCCTTGCTTTCTTGCTTGTGCTGGTGTTATTTGCTCTGCTCCTCTTCTTCTAGGATCTACAAAACGCTTGTAAGTTTCACGAGTCCAAAAGTGATGGCAAGCTCCGCCTCCTTTGTAAAGGAATATGTCGTATCTGTCTGCACCTCTTGGCCCAAATCCCGGATTAGTGTTTGGCTTTTCGCCCATTCTAATAATGTCCTCTTTGCGATATAGCTTATTAGCCTTTATCATTTTCTGACAAAACTCACGAGAGTCCGCTGATATCTCGCCAGTATATCTATAACGAGATGCAAACAATTTTCCGTCTTGCTCAGATTTTAAATCAGGTCTTGCAACTCCAGTTGTTACAAACTCCCAAACCTTAGACATAATAGATTTTTGCGGATTGTTTAAAGCCTCTAGCTCTGCATCTAATCGCTCTTCATCTTCGTATGATACTGGACGGCTATCAATTAATTCCCACTCATCAGGATTCATTTCTGCGCCGTATTCTTCAACGTTTAATTTATCAATATGAGATGATAATTTAAGCCCAGTTTCCTCTTCCATATCATCCTTTGAAATAATAGGATTTTGGTCGATAAACTCTAAAGGTTGAAGCGTTTTAAAGTACATATTCAACGTAACTTTATTAAACGCTAGGATTAAATCTAAAGCATCTATAATCGTGCCTTGCTTTGGTCTGATAACTAAGTTGTCAAACAAAATAGAAGCATTTTTTAATTCATCAGCGTTTGAGCTAAATCCGTTTGCTGAAGGAATACCAAATAGCAAGCCTGATGTAACTGAGTGACCTAATAATATCTTGCCACGAGCTTCTTCACTTAGATATTGATAGTGAGCAGGTGCATCATTTAAAGGAACTGAATCAATAGTTGTTTTCTTTGTTTCATCGCTATTAAAAGCAACCACAACCTTTGCACCGCTAGATCCAGTTAATTTTCGTTTTACATCTGAAGCAATTATGCTTTGTTTTTCCTCATCAGGTACTCCGTTATTGAAGTTAATAACCGATGTAGGAGAAAAACCGTGTTGAACATCATTGATTAAAAAGTCTGCAATCTCCTCTTCTAATTTAGCATAAGGAACTGCACCAATATAATCAACGTTTGAATAATACTTTTGTCCTACGCTATATTCTCCAACACGAAGCAATTCTAGCTTCTTATCTCCGTATCCAAATGCTGGTATTCTTTTAGGAACGAACTTTCTTGTATCATCCCAATTATCTGAATAATAATAGCCAGTAATTTCTCCTTTATCGTTGCATTTTTCAGCTCTAATTAACTGAGCTGGGATGTGCTCAACTCTTACAATTGAATTGCCTTGCTTATTATAGATTAACTGAAAATATCCTTGTCCTAATAGGTACTCATCTTGGATAACTTTCTTTAATACCTCAGTACGAAAAAGCATCTTCATTTGAGCATAATCGTTCGGCTTCTTATTTGAATCCGTAGCATCTAAGCCACGACCATAGATTAGCTTAGTGATTGCGTTTATAACTGCGCTATTCGTTGTGCTATTATTGTAACGGTCAATCAAATACTGAAAATAATTGTTGTCATCTCCAAACTCAACCCAGTTATCTCTTTTCGATTCTGTTGTCGTTGGCGGTTTATGAGATTCAAAATTGAAAACGTGAACGTTACTCATAGAAAATGATGTTTTGATTGTTTTCTACATACTCATCTTTATTAATTGAGTAGGTAGCAATCGTTTGATTTGTGCAAAATACCTTATCACGATAAACTAATTCAGCCCCATCCAAGATTGTCATCTCGTAAAAATGCCCTTCTTTTAAAGTTAGTATTTTAGAGAATGTCAAATAGTATGAAGTTGCGGTTGTCGTAATGGAATATGTTGTCGAAGCGTTTGTCGTTTCGTTTTTTAAAATTAATGATGTTCCGCTACTTCTACGAGTAGGGATAAAGCGCACCGTTTGTGCCGTACCTATTTCTTTTAAAACTATCACAATAGATAAACGTTTTTTAATAGGCTTTGTTTTTAAATGGAAAGAGGGACAATCAAGTCCCCCTTTCAAATCATCACAAAAAACAATCTTTGTTACGATCCTGAAACTACCGTGAATCCAGCAGCTACTAAAGTCGCACCCAAGAAGTTTGCAGGAACTGGCTCTTGTCCAGTTAACACTAATGTGTATCCTGATAAATCGCCCATCGCTGCACCAGTTACAATTGTTCCACCTGACACTTCCATTCCGTGCTTTAAACCAGCATAGAATAAGCTTCCGTTGTTATCTTCAACGATAACTTGTGGACGGCCATAAGCTAACAATTTGATTTGCTTGTGATCGACAATAGATAATTTCTTTAAAGTCAAATTTAACGTTTGCTCAAAGAATGTTGTTCCGTTCTCACGGCTTGATGTGATTGTCTGCTCGAAGCTAGAGTTTCCTTTTAAGTCATACTTGTATGCTGAAGGAGTTCCTGCTACTGCATCAATTACATCGGTATCGGTAGCATCGTATGTGTACCCAGTCGCATCGCCCCAGTTTACAAAGTAAACGGATTTTAAACCTCCGTTACTTGTTTTGCAAGGCTCAATGCGTCCTAATGAAATATCGCAAGACATATTGATTTTATTTACAATGTTAAAAATTAGCACCCCGAATTAACGAGGTGCTTTTTTCTTTTGCTATTAGTTAGCTGAGTTAGTCAAACCGTAAGTAACGATGTCCTCAACGATTCCGTATTGAACACCTGCACTCATACGCATAACTACACGAACGTTTTGAGATCCGTCAATGTCTGCTAAATCAATAACTTTTACCTCAGTCATATCTGTTAATAAGCCAGTACCGAAATACAAGTTGTCCTTAGTTGTAGCGATTGCTACGTTGTTAGACATACCGTTAGCAACAAAGATTTTAACACCATCAAATGACAATGAACCATTGTTGTACCATTGAGTTCCTTGAGCGTTTGTACCGTTAGCACCTAAACCTGAAGCACCGAATCCACCAAGAGCACGAACGTAAGCACGAGCGATGTTTTGTGAAACGTAGATGTAAAGGTTTTCGTTAGTGTATAACGTAGCAGGAATAGCATCAACGATTTTGCCTAATTCAGCAACAACGTTTGAAGCAGTTACCGTAGTTCCAGCAACCTCTTGAGCAGCAGGAAGAGCAGCATCAGCAGCTAATAAAGCTTGGAAACCAGCAAACTCGCCAGCGTTAGCGTTCACACCTGCCCAAATGTTAGTTTCGTTTTTAGCAGCAACTTTAGCAGCAACGTGTGCAACTAAGAAATCAGCGAAAGACTTTGGTAAAACATCAAATGCTGAATATCCTTGTTGAGCTGATAACCAATCAGAATGGAAATCCTTCTTACATAATTGTAAGTTTACTTGGAACTCTTCTGGTTGTAAAATACGCTCAGTTAAAGTAACCGTAGATGTTGCATCAAAGTCACAAGTAGCGTTCTTCAAGATTGCATCAGTAGCGATTTTCTTGATAACTTCTTTGTACTTAATGTTTGGTTTGATCTCGATACCACCATTGTCGATAGTTGGAGATGACAATAAAGCCGCTGCGATAATTTTATCTTTAAACTCGCCAGCGTAAGTTGTAGTGATTGACGTTGTAGTTGCCATTTCTTATTTAATTAATTTTAGTTGAATAATTTGTTGTAAACTGAATCTTGAATGTTCTTAGAACGATTCTTACCGTATCTAAAACCTTCAGGCTTAATAGATGATTCAGGATTGAAAGAGATTGCCTCAGCTGCTTCTTCTTGAGATGCCAATTGAACTTCTTCTTCTTTCGTTTGAGCTGCTAATTTCAATGCTTCAATCTCAGCTTTCAATTCAGCAACTTGTGCTTCAAAGAAAGATTCCTTTGATACTGATTCAACAATTCTTTTAGGTTGTGGTGCTGAAGGTGCTGCTTCCATTTCTGGCTCAACAACTGCCTCAGTTGCTGCTTCCGCTTCAGGAGCTTCTTCTTCGGCTTTTGCACCTACTGAAGCAATAATTCCTTCAACTTCTACAACTACCATTGTACCATCCTGCAATTCGTACTCTCCTACTGGCATCGGTACGATACCATCTGGAGTCACAATGCCAACTGAGTATTCGGGCTCGAACTCTTCAGCCTCTACAACGGTAATGCCGTCTGCAAGAGTCATCTGAGCAAGCTTAACCTCTAGCGACAAAAGTGCTTTGATTTGGTTTAACTTGTTTTTGTATTCCATTTTATTTATTTGTTTGTTTAATTTACTAGCTTCCAGAAACGACAACACGAGCCTCGTTTGTGTTAATAACTATTGAAGAGCCTTGCCCTACCAATGAGCCAATCCCTTGATTGATTTGTTCTCCTTTGCAACACTCCTTTGAGTATGTGCCATCTTCACAAAGGCAAGCATCTTTTATGCCTCCTTGTGGACTTGTTTTCTTATTTGCCATCTTTTAAAATGTTTAGTATTTCGTTAATCAATTTTTCGGCTTCTACTTCTTGCAAAGACATTTCTAATTTGTCTGCAAAATATCCCTCGATTGAGAAACCTTTGTACTTGCCATCCTTAACATCGCTCCAAACTTTGTCATCTTCAATTTTCATTGAGATCATCCAAGTGCCTTTTGGTAATTCAAAGCCGTATGCCTTAGACTTATCCATTTCAGGATTGTCAATTATCCAAGATTCAACAACGGTTGCACCTTCAAATTTTGTCTTGTGGTCTAGCGTTGCGTTTGACTGATTGCCATTTTGTAAAAACAATTCGCTTGCCTTTTTAACGGTGCTCTCAGAAAAGAAAACGTAGAATTCATCCTTGCCGTGCTTGCGGTAGATTTGTTTGTTTGGAACTAATGCCGCACCCATTAAGATACGCTTGTCTGCATCTACCTCAGCAAGCTCCATTTTATATTCTTTAGCTAGTGCTATAAAGTTTTCTTCAATAGCTGGAGCATCCACGAGGCTAACCGCATCAATGCCATCCATCTCTTTTTCGATAACTAATTCAACTATTCTCATATCGCATAAACGTTTAAAAATTATCCTTGTTTTATTTTCGTTATCCTAATGTCGCAGATTTTACGATATTTCTATCTAGTGCCTGCTGAGTAGTTACATCTTGCGATACAACGTAAGCCCTTACTGGTGTCTGTCCTTGCGCTCCGATTGTTTGAGCAATCTGATTTGCTCCGCCAGTTCCTACAACGTTAAATGAAGGGGCTTGAGGTACTGAAGGATTTGAAACCAACATACCTCCTCCAGCTCCTGAAGATTTACCTGCTGACAAAATACCTCTTGCTCTGTTTGCCGCACTTAAAACTGCACCTATTTGAGTTGCATAAAATATAGGGAATGCAAACGCTGCCGCAGGCCCAGTTGCTTTTGCAGATTTTTGTGCAATATCTAATCCTTGAACAAATCCTATTGCGGTGTTAATTGCAATTTCAGTTAATGCAGCAGTTTTAGCTGCCGCAGTTCCTTGTTCAAACAATCCACCGAGCGCACCGATTGCACCACCAACCGCAGAGGCAAATTGTAATTTCGCTTGCAATCTTGCTTCAAGTATTTTTTGCGATTCTAATGCTTGTTTTGCTTCATAAGCTAAACGTGCATCTTCTCCTTCAGTCCTAATTTTTGTAAGCTCATCCTCTTTTTTCTTTTCAATCTCTGCTTGTTTTATAGCTCGTTGAGTTTCTAAAGAAGCATACAACTCATTTTTAACAGAATTGTCTTTTGTAATTGCATCAATTTCTTGCGCTCTTCTTTTATACCATAAATCTAGTTTTTGCTGCTCGGTTACCGCTTGCATATCTTCGATTTCAGTATTATACTGCTTTTGTAAATCTTGTAATTGCTTTAGGTAATTTTCATATTCGCCTTGAAATTCTCGCATCGCTGCAAGCTCAGAATCAATAACCTTATCCTTTTCTTTTTTCTCTGTTTTCCTAACCGCAACTCTTTCCTTAACATTTTTCTTTTCGGTTTTAGTTAATTCGTTTGATCCTGCCTCAAATCTTTTATTAGCTGCTTTAAATTCTTCAACCGCTGCGTTCCAGCTACCAGTCAATTGTGTATAACCTTCTTTTAGCGCATCAAAATCAAGCGTAAAAATTCCTTTTAAAATTTTGCCTGCTCCCATACCTACGTTTTTAACTAAAGTAAACAACGCAAATAATCCAGAATAAAATCCACCAATTCCTTTTGTAATATATGGCAATGCTCTTAGAGCTAAATCAATAAAAGCATCAAGCAATGGCTCAAATACTTTAAAGATACCACCTAGAATTTTCTCTAATCCAATGAACAAAGGCTCTAGCTTTTTCATTGCAGTTTCGGATTCACTAAACGCAGCTACTAATCCACCTACTGCGGCAACCACTAAGCCGATTCCAGTTGCTTTTAAAGCAGAGCCGAACGATTGCGTTGCAACTTTAGCTTTATTTAATCCTGCACCAAGCATACCAATCGGCCCACCTGCTGATTCAAGTGAGTCAATCCAATCGCTAGAAACATTTTTTGCAGATTTAATTTTGTCCTCTAAGTCATCAATCTGATTAAATAGATTCTTAAATTCCTCTGTTCCTACTGCCGTGTTTTTTAACTCACGTTTTAAGGCTTTTAGTTGAGCGATAGATCCTTCAATGTTGTTATTAACATTAATATCTACTTCGATATCCTTTGCCATTTGTAATTGCGTTTAATTTGTTTCCATCCTTTTTTTATTGTCGTTGGCAATTCGTGCTTACCTTTGGCAATTTCTATCGTTTCACTCCTTCCGTAATGGTCGAACGTGTTTAACATTTCTATTATTTGCTTTATCATATCGTTCTAAAGTCTGTTAGTAATTCAAAACTTACCTCTCCACTTGTTAAATCGGTTGTGAACTGGTTAATTATGTAACGTTTATCTCGAATAATTACTCTATCGTTTACTTTTAAATTAGTTAAAAGGCTAATTGGTAGCATCCCTTTTAGCTTTACAATCCTACTCTTAATTCCAAAAATGTTGTTTAAATAATTAGCGTAATAATTAATAAACAAAGATTGATTTTCTATTGCCCCAGTATAGGTTGATTGCTCTGCTCCAAAATTTAGCGTGTAATCTACTGAGCTGATTAGTGTGTCTTGCCCAAATATGTTTGCACTTGTATAGTCATCCGTTCCAGTTCCATCATTAAAATGGAAGGTTGATACGGTTTGCAATGCCCCATAGTTGTACAAAATAACTGGCTTTGGAATATAGGGTATATAGCTAGGTTTCATTGAGTAGCCTACTTGCAAATTAGTGCCAGTAAATTTGTTATGTAGAATAGTTTCAAATGGTAGCTCAACGGTGTATTCTTCGCCATCGTTATCAAGCTCATAATACAAATCGCCATAAGGCACTTTTGAACGTGACATAAATTCCTCATTCAAGAACGATTCGCCTTTTTGGTATTTAAAGTTTACTTTCTTATAAGCTTTACTTCTCTCAATGTCTATGTTATCGGTAATTATGTATTGCGTTATCTCTCTAATTTCTCCACTTGCATACCAACCTTCTAGTTGTTCAATTTTGTAAACTCCCGGTGTATCCGAGTAGCAAGTAAGATTAAACATTTTAAGAATACCACTAAAGAACTCCTCAATAGTCATTTCTGGCATATACTGAGCCAAGTCTAATGTCGTTGTCGTAGTCTGAGTTGTGGATTGAGTAACTGTTAAATCAGTCAATTTAGTGTAACTGCCTCCGCTTAATACTCCAGTTTCATAGTAATAAACCGATGTAAATGATATCGCTGCGGTTGAGGCAATGTAAAACGTGTAAGCTCCTGATTCTTCAAGAGGCACTTCTAAATACATTGCACTCGTTTGCGTTAAATAGCTTTGCGTATTAACTACAACCCCATCACGGTAAACGTAGAAATAAAATAATTGAGCATCCTGCCCTACGCTTGGAACGCTAAACGTGATTGTGATATTGGACTGGCTTTGGTATTCTGGTGCAGTAGGCTTTACATAATTAAGCGTGTCACTAAATACGTTAAATATGCCTTGCGTTCCAGTTGTTGAAGTGCTTGTCTGAAAGTTTAGTTTATTAGCAACCGTTTTCAAAGCAAATGTTTCGCTATTCTTTAGCCATAAGTATGCACGAGTAAATCGCAAATCACTTAAAAAAGTGCCTTCAAATGTGACACCTAAACTAGATGCAATCGCATCAAATACTTTACTAACACGAATCGCAGGGAATAAATCGGTGTGATAAATCGGATGCCCATTTTTGCTAATATCCCAGTTTGTTCTAGAAGTGCCGTTTGTGCCGTATTGCCAAACGTTATTAGATGAAATTAAAGGAAACATAACATCCAAGTCACTCAAAGCAGTCACACGATTCTTTACAACCGTGCCAGTATAGCTAAAATTATATGAGCTTAGATTTAGATCCCTTAAAAACTTACCTCCAAATGTATCTTTTAGTGAAACTAAAGCACCGAAAAACGTGATTTGATAATTGTCAATCACTCCGTTTTTATAAGTTGCTTTCTCTAGCTGAATTTTTCCCTTACGAAATGGAGTGTAGTCTAGTTCAATATAAGCATTCTTTCGTGTTCTAGCGTCGAATCCATTCGTAATTGAGTTCTCATACCAATGCCTAAAAATTCGGTTGTTATACGGAGTTGCAGGTACGGTAAACGATTGCGAAAAATCCGTGAATACTTTACTAATATCATTCACGTTTTGAATGTTACTTGTAACGCTTATCTTTTCATCGTTAAATAATTCGACACGTTGAGGCTCTTGCGTGTAGTCATCGTAAATATATAATAATACACTAATCATTAGACTACATCGTTTATAAGGTTAAAGCCGTAGCTAAATTCAAGCTCGTAATTTATGTTTCTATCTCTAAGCGATGTCTTTAATTCGGTAGCCGTTGTGGCAATTTCAACTGGCACGTTATCTAATAAAATTGTTTCTGCTAAAAGCAAATCTTGGATTAGCTCATTGTAGTTTTCAGGCAACCACCCAGTATTTAATTTAACGTTTTGCCCTCCGTTGATATTAAAGCTTTTAGTCTGTGCTCTTGAAGCGTTGTAATTAACTGCATCAGGCAATAGCTTAAACGTAGTACCCATTGTTTGAATGGTATTCGTTCTAGCTTTAAAGAAAGTAAGAAATTGCCAGCCTCCGTATCGGTTAATAAATTGACATTGAACTGGAGTGTACTTTGTTTCGCATATTGGTATCACTCGAATCGTTGTCGTTGAGTCTGTGTATTCTCCAGTTGGCTTCCAAATTATAGAGCAAGTATTGCCATCATTAAATTTAACGCTTGTTGTTCTTAATGGAATCTTGTAAAGCTTTGCGCCATCTCTTGCGATTGTAACAATAACCTCGTTACGGCCACGCAAATCTTTGTAGGATACGGTAAGCGTTGCAGGGCTTGCGTTGTTAGCCCACACGTTGATGTATGGATATTTAGATTCAGCAATCCCTTCTTCGTAGTAGTATTCTAAAGTTGTATTTGCAAGAGGTAGGATTGTGCTTGTAGATCCCGTTTGGTTGTAGCCTCCTGAGTAATTTGTATAGCCTCCAGTTGAATAATAAGTTGTCGTGTCTAGCTCTGTGTATGTGCCTAACGTTGCTTCTTTAAATCGCTTGACCTCTACGATTGCCATCATCGAGTTCGTGTTGTCAGCTGGTCTAATAGCATCAACATATTCTTTGATGTAAGGCGCTATATTATAAACGTTTTTTCTATTCGATGTTGAAGCGATAGACTTAGTAAATATG